CGAACCAGCCGCTATCGTCCTCTAACTCGACATAGGTCTTGACCATAACAGCTTTGCAGTCGGGGCAGATGGGACGGGTGTCTTTCCCGTCGTTCTCCCTATTCATGGTACCACTCTCCTTTTTTTTGCTCTCCTCCCCTTTAACTGCCCGGAGCAAAGCGGGGGAAGGAGGAGAAAACCCCCGCCGGATATGCCTATCCCTCCGGGCAAATCATTTACCTACCGTAAAAACCTGGGTCCCTGTTGTCGTCATCGTCCGGATCATCATCCGGCCAGGCATCGAAGTTTTGCTGGTGCTTGCCCCGTCGGTAGCGTCTGGGGTCATCGCCGGCCAGGAAGGAGTCGGTAGCACCTATGTACCCCTGCCCTCGTATCTCCTCGCCTATCATGTCGCTAAATAGCAAGTCATCATGCTTGCCGCTCTCGGCATCGGGCCTGTTGTTTTGGTCATAAACGAAAGACAACATTTCCTCTAATGTCGGTATGTCATTAAAAAGCTCTATGTGGTCCTCAACCAGTGCTATTTCATTATCTATTATTAATGGCCTGGTGTTTCCATCAGTTTTCCAACCGTGGCGCGGCTGCTTCTTCTTGTGAATCGCATCGTAAACCTCCCGCTTATATTGCTGGAAGTAATTAAGCCTCTCCAATTCCTCAATTGGCCCGGTGTTGAAGTTCATTTCGATGCCTATTAAGGCGTCATTGAAATACCTTCCCAGGCAGTACATTTGCCAGGTGAAGGGCTTTGAATTGGTTAGCTGTATATGGACTGTAGCGCACCTATTACCGGTAATGTTGTTTATGGCGGTACCAGAATAAAAATCCTTGCCCTCGCCCTTGGTATCGCCTCCTATCGTATACGGATAGCCTGTTCTTGGTTCTTCGTATAGCCTTATAAACCCGGCGGGATCGTCAACCCATGTAATGCTATCATCCAGTATTTTGTCTTTAGTCTCCGGGTCGTTCCATTTGAAAGCAAAGCGGCCGACCCGGTAAGGCTGAGCCGCATACTTTTTCTTTAGTTCTGCTATTCTTAAGACTATAATTTCCTTGTCGAACACGCAGCGCCCGGATGCTAGGAACGCTTCTTCCGCAAAGCAGGGGTATTCCTGTTTGACCAGGGCTTTTAAATCTACCCACTTCTTGTAGTACCAGTACGCCTGGTTCCAGTCAAGTCCTGCGTTCTCTAGCAGCCATTGGCAGCGGTAGTATATCCATTCCCGGCTGGTGTCCTCATGTTTGCCAGCCTTGGCAGTCTGCACATGGCTTTTAAACTCCTGCTCGGCCTGTAGATTCTCGAAGTTTAACCGGTATTCTAAGGTTCTCCACCACTCGTAAAACTTACATTCCCAGTCGTTATCGTCGTCCCAGAGGTCCTTGAACTGGTTGTAGCCATTGGCTGTACTCTCCAGGATCTTAATGCTGTCCTTGGTTAGCGCCTGGCCTAGACTCGCCAGCATATCAATAATGTTATCCCAGAAGCCAGATTCGGAACCATGGAAAAAGTTAAGCGTCTTTGACCGGCCAGCGCCTTTCTTTCCCGCCGTAGCCACACGCCAAACGCTATTGAGTCTATCAAATAACAGCTCCCGCCGGTTGTTGTATTTCTCAGTAGGTTTAATTTGCGGCGGTAGCTGCTCGTATGGATATTTAGCTTTATCTGAGAATATGGCCTCCGTGTTATCTGCATCATCAGCCAGGGTGTAACCTGCAAAGTTGCGCCTGGTTATGCTGCAGGCTAATTGGTAGGCAGTAATTACAGAGGTAAAGCCTTGTTGTCTGCCTTTGAGCACCAAAAAAGACAGGCTTAATCGTTTGCCTGCCTTGTAATCGTTTATGGCCCGGTTAAGGTCGGCTATAAAGGACTGCTGAACATCGTTTAAGAAGAATGGAACTGTTTTTCGGTCCTTATTGACTATGACCATAAACATTTCTATTAGGTATTCCGGGTTATTTTGTATTTCTTCCCGGATGGCTGCCCCTTGATCGTTCACCAGGAAGTCGGCCGTTGCCAGGGTAAATAATTTGTCTTGCTCCGGGTTCTGGTGCTGCTGCCAGAGTTCGCGGCGTTTATTTATTAGCTCCCGCGCGGTTTGCATTAGAAAAAGTCCTCAAGTTTTTTGCTGATGTTTACGTCCAGGCTATCTTTGAACATCCCCAGGTGCCGGGCAACGTTCTCCATTGCCTTGTCTTGGTCTCGCATCTTGACCTCTATGCCGGCTGCCGTTTGTTTTACGCCCGCATATAATAGCTTCGCTTTTGGGCTAAGCAAACGGGTATCTTCCGCATGTATCTCCATGTGTCCTTCGCCCCAGCAATACGGGCATTTAGTGTGGGGTCGCAACAAAGGATTGAAGCCATAGCCGCCGGCATTGGACGGTATTTTGACCGGCTTATCCTCCTCTTTGGCCACGCTTTTTGCCATATCGACGGCCTTCCGGTACTCTTATTCGCTAATCCACTGGTATTGATGGTCCTTGCCGTAACAGTTGCGACAGCAGACACGGCGCAGGTGAATGATCTCGTTTGGGTCTGCTGTAGCAATATCATGCCAGTATCGAAGCACGTCGTCGGCCTTTATTTCGGTGCGCTCAGATCTCTTATCTATAGCTCTATCGATTTCAGTTTTGATCTTAGGTTTTATAAGGTTTTCCGCTCCAATAACAGCAGCGGTTTTTTCTTTATACCCAGCCCTAATAGCGGCTTGAGTGGCATTCAGATCCACTAGGTATTCTTTAACAAACATTGCTTGCTTCGGTGTCAGTTTTTTCTCTGCCATCAAGCCTCACCTCCCTAATATCTTTTCATTCCTTCCCTCTCGCAGAAAAGATACCGTTTTTCTTTCAGCCAGGTTAAAAATGCTTTCAAAATTATCACTCCAAATTTTCAAAATGACTATATATGTTTAATGTTCTATTTTATATAAGTAATGTTTATTTTAAAGAGTAATGTTCTATTTTAATGTACCCGTTTCGCCTTATACCTGATTTGCCTATTACCCACAGAGGGTAAAAGGTGACGTTGGGCCTCTAATATATCCTTTGTCAGATAATAGTTTTTATAAATTGGTTCAATGCCGCTATTTTTCAACAGTTTATTTATTTCTCGGGTTGTAAAGCCGAATAATTCTTTTATCTGGGTTATCGTTTTATATAATTCGTTTTTCGGTAAGATAGGCCCGTTTCCTGGTGGGTCAAACTGAACAATATGTTGAGCCTCAAGTGTATCTAATTCTTCCGGCGAACATTCGTGAACATAATAATAATCAAAATCCTTATATTGTTTATGAGCGTAAAGCCGATGTTTAACATTAACACTTTGCCCTATATAAACTATTTGATTATTCTTAATTAAGAAATATATGCCGCAAATATCGGGTTCTACGGGTATTTTGTTGCTTATTATTGTATTCTTGTCTAACACGAAACCCCTCCTAATTTCTATAAGCAACCTTCTCTTCTCCAACACCTTCAACTTCATAATTAATGCAATAAGTGTTGTTGGCCCATTTCCCGCTGGCCTTATAATAAGTACGCTTTTTTGCGATAAATCCCAATTCGATTAGCTTGTCAATGTGCCGGTAGTAGCGCTTTACGTTTATTCCCAGGTCGTAACATATTTTTCTCACTGACGGAAAAGCCGTATCACCGGCCCCCATAAAGCTGCATAAATAAGCGTAAATAGCCTTTGCCTCGATCGATAAATCCTGATTCTGCATAACCGCTTTAGGTATAATCCCATATCCGGATGAATAAATAGAACCCTCCGGGTGTCTCAAATAGTCCTGTTTGCCCACCGTTTTCCCGCCTCCAATATAATGTAGTTTCCCGCCCTAAAAATAAAATTTAAGCCCGTGTCCGCACATTTGGCGGGTAGTCCGTGCTTCCGATTAACCTGGCCGGGGTAACCGTGACACGGGCATAGTAAAAGCCGGCATTCCACCGGCCTTTGCTATCTGTTATGCACTTTTCCTAAATCTTTTTATGAGCTTTACGGGGACTTCGAGTGCTTTCGCTATTTCAATATCAGTTTTATCTTCTTGCAGGGCTAATTCTATCTCTTTTGCTTTCATAACTTTTTCTTTCAGATTAAGTTCTTTTTCTATTCTACCCGCGGAAAACCCAATAACATTACAAATATGTTGCCCCCAGTCCGACCTCAAAAACCCTTGCACTTCGCGCCAGGTTCCTATTGTTTCCGGTTCCTTGGTGTCGTCCACTGCCTGCTTCACTATTCCCACGTAAACCTTCCTTACATCAGCTTCTTGCCAACTCATTCCCATTTTTTATCGCCCTCCATAAAATTATTGTTCGCCCGCAGAAAATACAAATAGCGCGTATCAACACCGGGCGAGTGCTTTCGGCC